AACAACAACTGGTTCACCACAGATTATGGTTGATGGAAGAATAAGAACTATCACAGGAAGAGAGGCTTACAGATTTATGGGTGTTAGAGAAGAAGATATTGATAAATTATTATCAACAAGTTTAACAACTAAGAACCACGTAGCTTTAGCTGGTAATTCCATTTGTGTACCAGTAATGGAAGCTATCTTTACAGAGTTTTTGGGTGAGTATATCTCACAAACAGAAGTAAAAAAATCGTTCACACAATTAAGTTTATTTTAAATGACAAGAACATTATTGGTCGATGGAAACAACCTCATGAAGATAGGTTTCCATGGTGTGAAAGATTATTATCATAATGGTAATCATATTGGGGGTATATGGCATTTCCTAAACACTATTAGAAGATTCATTGAAGAATATAACTTTGACAAGGCGGTAGTGTTTTGGGATGGCGAAGGAAATTCAAGTAAGAGAAAAATCATTTACCCCCAATATAAAGAAAACAGAATCCAAGAATCTAACGAGTTTAAGGTTCAATCATTTACCTATCAAAAAGAGAGGGTAAAACAATACTTGGAGGAGATGTTTATTCGTCAAGTGAACATAGAAAATAACGAAGCTGATGACTTAATTGCTTATTATTGTCAAATAGCGACTGACGAAAAGATTACCATTTTTTCATCGGATAAAGATTTAACCCAACTTATATCACAGAATGTTTCCATTTATTCACCATCAGCCAAGCAATTGTATAGTTTTGGTGATAAAATTAAACTTAAAGAACATGAGATTCCTCACAACAATATTTTAACATATAAAATATTAGCTGGAGATAAATCTGACAATATTGATGGAATATATTATTTGGGGGATAAAACTATATTTAAATTATTTCCCGAACTACTTGAACAAGATGTAACAATTAACGATATTTTATCCAAGGCTGAAAATCTCCTCAAAGAAGATAAAGAGAATAACACACTCAAAAATCTTTTAACAGGTAAGACAAAGACAGGAATTTATGGGGAAGAATTTTTTCAAATCAACCAAAAGATTGTAGATTTGTCAGACCCATTGATAGATGATGAGGGGAGAGAGGTGGTTGAATTATATTATAAGGAAACACTTGACCCCGATGGAAGAGGACATCGAAATCTAATTAAAATGATGATGGAAGATGGATTCTTCAAGTTCTTACCAAAAGGAGATGATGCTTGGGTGAACTTCTTAAAACCCTTTTTAAAACTAACAAGAAAAGAAAAACACAATTTTAAAACAAAAAAGTAAAAACAATGAGAGAGCAAGACATTACCAAATTGGAGTTCTTAATGATGGTTAACGACAACATCATAGTTCAAAGATACTTCAATGTTAGAGATTACAATCCTGATGCAAGAAATTCAGTTGATTTCAAAGAGTATATGGATGATTTAATCCATAACTTGAATTATCAACTTAAGATGAAAGCTGTGAGTTATTTGTTGGAGAATCAATATGATATCACAAACAAACCTGACATCCTTAATACCTCCTATGTAGATGGCCCTGAGTACTTTAACATTTATTTAAAACAAGGGGACAAGTTACTTTGTCATAGAAGATTTGACGCTAAAATCTACCCTCCAAAGATTAGATACACAGTTGACATCAGACAAACAATCAAAGGAATTTTATCAGAATTAACTAGTTTATTTTCAGCAAGAGACCTTTCTTTTGATTATCTTGGACTTAATACAAGAGTGTAATATTTATTCATACAACAAATTTAAACTATGTCATCTAACAAAAATTTTGATTATTTAGGGAGCTCATTTCAGATACAACTACTTAATCAAATTGTGGTAGATAGTACCTTTTCAAGGTCAATAATTGATGTAATAGAACCTAATTATTTCGAAAACAAATACTTCAAACTCATCATACAGATGATTAAAGAGTATAATCAAAAGTGGGACTCAGTGCCCACTTTTGACACATTGGAACAAATCACAAAATCTGAGTTTCAACAAGAACAAATTGCTAAAGTAGTAATTGACACACTTAAGAAAATTAAGGATGCACCTATCTCTGGTGGGGATTTCGTTCAAGAGAAAGCGTTAAAGTTCTGTAAACAACAAGAGTTACAAAAGGCTATCACAAAAGCACAAAAAGTAATTGATGGGGGTGAGTTCGAAAACTACGATACCCTTGAGGAAATGATTAGAGATGCCCTACAAGTGGGTATCAATGAAAACGGAATGTTGAGTGTATTCTCAAACTTGGATGATGTACTAAACGAAGATTTTAGACACCCAATTCCTATGGGTATTGGTGGTATCGATAGATTATTAAAAGGTGGTTTAGCTAAGGGTGAGATTGGTGTTGTGTTAGCACCAACAGGTGTGGGTAAATCAACATTCTTGACCAAGATTGCCAACCACGGATTTAACTTGGGTTATAATATTCTTCAAATATTTTTTGAAGATAATCCCAAGGTTATTCAAAGAAAACATTTTACATTGTGGACTAAAATCCATCCAGATGATATGTCTAATAAGAAGGAAGAAGTAATGACAAGAGTTAAGGAGATTGAACAAAAAATGGAAAATCAACTTATCTTGGAAAAACTTCCCTCTGATACAATGACAATGACACAAATCAAAAATCTTGTAAGAAAAAAGATTGCTGATGGATGTAAAATTGATATGATTTTATTAGATTACATCGATTGTGTTGTACCTGAGAAAAACTTGGGTGATGAATGGAAATCGGAGGGTTCAGTTATGAGAGCATTTGAAGCAATGTGTCACGAATTGAACTTGGTAGGATGGACAGCAACACAAGGTAATAGAAGTTCTATTTCTGCTGAAGTTGTAACAACAGACCAAATGGGTGGTTCTATTAAGAAAGCTCAGGTGGGTCATGTGATTATATCAGTGGCAAAAACATTACAACAAAAAGAAATGAAGTTAGCAACAATTGCGATTACAAAATCAAGAATTGGTGATGATGGTATTATCTTTGAAAATTGTAAGTTTGATAATGGGATGTTGGACATCGATACAGAATCTTCGGTAACATTCTTGGGACACGAAGAACAAAAAGAAGAAAACAATAGACAAAGAATTAAAGATTTATTAGAAAAAAGAAAACAAAGAGAAAACACAAATTAATTATGACAGAAAAAATATTAACAGAAAATCCCAATCGTTTTGTGATTTTCCCAATCCAATACCACGACATTTGGGAATACTACAAACAACATCAGGCTGCGTTTTGGACAGCTGAAGAGGTGGATTTGAGTGGTGACATCAGAGATTGGCAAAACTTATCAGAGAACGAACAATACTTCGTTAAAAATGTATTATCATTCTTTGCTGCATCTGATGGTATTGTTAATGAGAACTTAGCTGAAAACTTTTACAGAGAAGTACAATACCCCGAAGCGAAATTTTTCTACGGATTTCAATTGATGATGGAAAATATCCATTCATTAATGTATTCTTTGTTAATTGATACTTATATATCCAATCCTGAAGAAAAAGATGAATGTTTCAATGCAATCGATAGATTACCCGCAGTTCAGAAGAAAGCCAAGTGGGCATTAAATTGGATTGAAAAAGCATCCTTCCAAGAAAGATTGGTAGCTTTTGCTGCGGTAGAAGGTATATTCTTTTCAGGTTCATTCTGTTCTATCTTTTGGTTGAAATCAAGAGGAATTATGCAAGGACTTTGTAATGCTAACTCCTTGATTTTCAAAGATGAAAACCTACATTGTGATTTCGCAATTCACTTATTGAACAACCATATTGAAAACAAACCAAGTGAAAAAAGAATAAAAGAAATATTACTTTCAGCATTGGAAATTGAAAAAGAGTTTATTACAGAATCACTACCAGTATCTTTAATCGGTATGAACTCCAATCTTATGAAACAATATTTGGAGTTTGTTGTTGATGGTTTACTGGTTAAGTTGGGATGTAGTAAACATTTCAATGTAGAACAACCATTCAAGTTTATGGAACAAATTGCCGTTGAAACAAAAGGTAACTTCTTTGAATCAAGAACGGTTGAGTATCAAAAAGCAAAACTTAACGAAACAATTTCATTCACAGACGATTTTTAAAATTAAACTATGTCATTAAGAATTCAAAAAAGGGATGGGGATGTTGTATCCTTTAACCCCACCAAAATACAAAACAGAATAAAAAAAGCGAGTAAGAACTTAAATGTAAACTCTGACCAGATTTTTATTAAGGTTATTACTTCCGTACCAACAGAAGGTGTCATATCAACAAAACAACTTGATAAGTTGATTTATGAAATTGCTGCATCATATACAGGTAGCCACCACGATTATTCGAGGTTGGCATCTTCTGTTGCAATATCTTCATATCACAAAGAAACAAATGAGAGTTTTAGTGAAACAATGAAGTCGTTGGCCGACCTTGGTATTGTAAATCAAGAGTTAATCAATATGATTGATTCCTATGGTGATTTAAATATTGATGAAGTAATCAATCACGAAAACGATTATAACTTTGATTACTTTGCTTGGCGTTCCTTATTTGAAATGTATTTGTTAAAAACACCTGAAGGTGTAACTGTGGAAAGACCCCAACATATGTATATGAGGGTTGCACTATGGGTAACAAAATCATTTGATGAAGCTGTAGAATACTACAAGTCATTATCAAATCAATTAATATCCCCTGCAACACCAATTATGATTAATGCGGGTACAAAGATTCCTCAATTGGCATCTTGTGTTCTACATTATAACAATGATGACTCAAGAGAGGGATTGTTGGCCACGATGAATGACATTTCTACTTATTCTGCCGATGCTGCAGGTATTGGGCTTTGTATGTCAAATATTAGAAGTAAGGAGAGTAGATTAAGCACATCTGGTGGTTTTGCTGGAGGTTTGTTAAAATATCTTAAAATAGCAAATGAATCATTAAGATTCTTTAACCAACAAGGTAGAAGACCAGGTTCTGCCGCAATTTATCTTGAACCTTGGCATAAAGATATCTTTGACTTGTTGGACATTAAAAAGAATACAGGTGCAGAAGAACTAAGAGCAAGGGATTTGTTCACAGCTTTGTGGATTCCTGATAATTTTATGAGAGCCGTAAAAGAGGGTGGTGATTGGTATTTGTTCTGTCCTAATGATATTAAGAAAGCTGGTTTAAAACCATTACAAGAATGTTTTGGTACAGAATACGAAAGTGTTTATGAACAAGCGGTAAATCTAGGTTTAGGTAAAAAAGTAAAAGCAACAGATGTTTGGACTAAGGTAATTGAATCTCAAATTGAGACTGGTGTACCTTACCTTTGTTCTAAAGATAATGCTAACAACAAAACTAATCATCAGAACATTGGGGTTATTAAACAATCAAATCTTTGTAACGAGATTTACCAATTTACTGACGAGAAAACTACAGCAATATGTACACTATCTTCAATGGTATTGAAAAACTTTGTAAAAGATGGTGAGTTTGATTTTCAACTTCTTTATGAAGAAACAAGAAAGGTTGTAAGAGCTTTAAACAAAGTTGTTGATATTAATAACTACTCAACAGCAAAAGGTGAAAAAGGTGGTAGAGAACAAAGAGCTATTGCTATAGGAACTCAAGGTTTAGCTGATGTGTTTTATCTTATGGATTATGAGTTTACTTCACCTGAAGCAAAAAAATTAAACAAAGAAATTTTTGAAACAATTTATTTTGCTGCAATCACCGAAAGTAATAGGTTGGTAATTGATGGTGATTATAGTAAATATGTCCATTTTGATGGTTCACCAATGTCACAAGGTCAATTCCAATTTGATATGTGGGGATTAACAGAATCTGATTTATCAGGTAGATGGCCTTGGGAAGTATTAAAGTCAAATGTTAAACAATATGGTATTTGTAATTCATTGTTTACTGCTCAAATGCCTGTAGCAAGTTCTGCTAAGATTACTGGTTCATATGAAATGACAGAACCCGCTCACTCAGCAATCTTCAACAGACGAGTAGTTGGTGGTGAAATCATGATTGTAAATAAGTATCTTATTAATGACTTTGAGAAACTTGGTATTTGGGGTGAAGATTTGAAAAATGAAATTATATACAATGAAGGCTCAATTCAAAATATTAATTTCAACAACTACTTAGACCCCGAAGACAAAAAGTATAATCAAAAAGTTAAAAGAATTGAACACTTGATTAAGAAGTACAAAACGATTTGGGAAATATCACAAAGAGAATTAATTGATATGGCGGCAGATAGAGGACCTTTTATTGACCAATCACAATCAATGAATATCTATATGGGTAATCCTACTTTATCGAAGATTACTTCATCACATTTCCACGCATGGCAAAAAGGTTTAAAAACACTTTGTTATTATGTGAGAACAAAGGCAATATCAACAGGAGCAAAACATTTGGCTATGGATATATCCAAGATGGATAAACCAAAAGTAACACCAACCTTACCTCATATTGAACCTGTTACAAACAAACCAACGGATTCACCTTTTGATTGTTTTGGATGTTCATCTTAAAAATAAGAATCACGACTTAAGGTCGTGATTTTTTGTTTTATGGTATTTATAGAAAAAATATAGGGTATATATTTATTGTTATGGCAAATGGTTTTACATATGGTATAAATTTCCCATTCAAGGATTCTTATGAAGGAAATTACTTAAGTTTATCTCAAACAACTGAACAAGAAATCAGAAGTAATTTAATTCATTTATTGTTAACTAGAAAAGGTACAAGATATTATTTACCTGACTTTGGAACAAGATTATATGAGTATCTATTCGAACCTTTGGATGGTCCTACTTTTTCTGATTTAGAATCAGAAATTAGAGATTCTGTTGCGGAATTCATACCTGGTATAACAATAACAAATGTGACTATAACACCTGCCTCGGAGGGTGAAGAAGATAAAGGATACTACATAAATGAAGATAACCAAAGAGAGTTTAGAGTACCAGGTATTGGACAAATGGAACACACAGCAAAAATAAAAATTGACTACATATCAACTGATACTGCTTTTGAAAGTAGTGACTTTGTAATTATTAATATATAATTCTATGGCTAACAAAAAAATATCATATACAACCAGAGATTTCCAATCCATAAGAACGGAACTTATTAATTTTACAAGAACATATTACCCAGACCTAATTGATAATTTCAATGATGCCTCAATATTTTCGGCTCTATTGGATTTAAATGCTGCGGTTTCAGATAACTTACAATACAATATAGATAGAAGTGTACAAGAAACCGTACTACAATATGCACAACAAAGGTCTTCCATTTTTAATATAGCAAGAACTTATGGACTGAAAGTACCTGGTCAAAGACCTTCTGTGGCATTGGTTGATTTCTCAATAACAGTGCCTGTTTATGGTGATACTGAGGACTTAAGATATTGTGGTATTTTAAGGAGAGGGTCTCAGGTTAATGGGGCTGGTCAAGTTTTTGAAACTGTGAGTGATATTGATTTTGCTTCGCCAATAAGTTCGGATGGTGTTCCAAATAGATTAAAAATACCAAATTTTGATTCTAATAATAGATTATTAAACTACACCATAGTAAAACGAGAAACTGTAGTAAATGGTACTACAAAGGTATTCAAGAGAGTTATTACCGCAAATGACATAAAACCTTTTTTTGAGTTGTTTTTACCCGAAAGAAACGTTTTAGGTGTAACGAGTGTTTTACTTAAAGATGGTACTCAATATGCAAATGTCCCTACAGCTGAAGAATTTTTAGGTTTAGAAAATAGATGGTATGAAGTTAAAGCATTGGTTGAAGATAGGGTATTCATCGAAGACCCAACCAAAGTATCTGACAATCCTGGTATTAAGGTAGGAAAATATGTTCAAACAAATACAAAATTTATATCAGAATTTACACCTGAGGGTTTCTGTAAATTAACTTTTGGTGGTGGTAGTCAATCAGCAGACGAACAATTAAGAGAATTTGCTAGAAATGGTTTTGAATTAAACTTATACAAATATTCAAACAACTTTGCTTTAGGTAGTACATTGAAAGCTAATAGTACACTATTCATTCAATATAGAATAGGTGGAGGTACTGGAAGTAATTTAGGTGTAAACGTAATTACTCAGATAGGTACAATAAACTTTAATGTCAACGGACCTTCAACTTCGGTAAATACAAGTGTAATTAATTCTTTGTCTTGTACAAATGTCACTGCAGCAATTGGAGGAGCACCAGCACCAACTACCGAAGAAGTAAGAAATTTAGTGACATTCAACTTTTCAGCACAAAACAGAGCTGTTACAATTAATGATTATGAATCATTAATAAGAACAATGCCTTCACAATTTGGAGCACCAGCCAAGGTTACAATCACAGAGGAGAACAATAAAATTAAAATTAAAATGTTGTCTTATGATGAAACTGGTAGATTGACTGAGGTGGTTTCAAACACACTCAAAAATAACGTAGCTAATTACTTATCGAATTATAGAATGATTAATGACTACATTTCTATCGAAACTGCGAATGTAATCGACTTAGCATTTACGATAGATGTTGTTTTAGATAATAGTCAGAATCAAGGTGCCGTAATAACTCAAATAGTTGATAATGTAACTAATTTTATGTCACCTTCAGTTAGAAACTTAGGTGAAAATGTTAATATATCAGAATTAAGAAGAATATTACAATCACAGAATGGTGTAATAACTCTATCAAACATATCGGTGTTTAATAAAGTAGGTGGTGAATATTCATCATCTCAAACATCACAAAGGTATTCAGATAGTGAAACTAAACAGATTGAATTAATAGATGACACAATTTTTGCAGAACCTAGTCAAACTTATCAAGTAAGATATCCTGGTAAAGATATTAGTGTGCGTGTTAAGAATTTGAGTACGGTCAATTTTTCGTAAAGATTTATTTTGAATTGTATTGAATTATCTTTTTGAAATGAACGTATAAACTATTTATTTCAAAAGATAATTAATGTCTCAATCATATAGAATAAGAACCGAAGTCGGTAAGGATAAGTACGTAAATGTACTATTAGAACAAGATTTCGAACAATTAGAAATCCTTTCATTAAAGATTCTTCAAAGTCAAATTTACACTAGATTATGTTCAGATTATGGTGTTGTTGCTGGAAGAATTACCGCTAATTCAGGGTTCGGTTTACCAAATTGTAAAGTGTCTATTTTCATCCCTCTATCCAATGAGGATGAAAACAATCCTATTATATCTGATTTATATCCCTATAAACTTTTAAGTGATACTAATGAAGATGGTTATAGATATAATCTATTACCTTATGTTAAATCACATAGTGGACATAACCCGACTGGTTCTTTTCCTGACAGAATAGATGTACTTACAGACCCAAATTTAATAGAAGTTTACGACAAATATTATAAATTTACGGTAAAAACAAATGATAGTGGGGACTTTTTAATATTTGGTGTTCCATTAGGTACTCAAACAATTCACGTTGATATTGACTTATCTGATATTGGTGAGTTTTCATTATCACCCCAAGATTTAATTAGATTGGGTGTTGCGACCGAATCTCAAGTTGCTGGTACAGAATTCAGAACATCGACCGACCTAAATACATTACCACAAATAATAACACTTAATAGAACAATTAATGTTGAGCCATTGTGGGGTCAACCTGAAGTTTGTACTATTGGAATTACAAGAACTGATTTCGATATTACAGAGGAATCAGGTATAGAAATTACGCCAACAGCAATTTTTATGGGTAGTATTTTCTCAAATGGTAACGACCAATTTCAAACTCAGAGATGCAGACCAAAATTAAGAAGTGGTGATTTGTGTAACTTAGTTGCAGGCCCTGGTGAAATATTAGCAATTAGACAAACAATATTTAATGATGATACAGGAAGACCTGTTTTAGAAACTTTCCCTTTGGAATCAGGAGGTCAAGTTATTGACGATAATGGTGCTTGGTTGGTTGACGTACCTATGAATTTAGATTATGTCACAACTAATGAGTTTGGTGAAAGAGTAATTTCTAATGACCCAAAAGTTGGTATTCCGACAAGAGGAAAATATCGATTTAAAATTAAATGGAATCAATCACCTACTTTGTCTGAGGACATAAAAAGAGGTTATTTCTTAGTTCCAAATGTTAGAGAATATGGTTGGGAAGTAAATGTGGACAAAGACCCCTTAGTTATACAAGATTGGATAACTAACCCATTATCAATACCACCAACTATTGACCCAAACTTTTATCCAAACAATGAATTAGCAAAAAAATCGTATTCCTTTAGTTTAGATTGGAATGATTATGTTGACCCTCAAACTGCAATTAATTGCGAAGATACATTTTATTTAATGTCTTTTAACAAAGTTTACACTGTATCACAACTAATTGACCAATATAGAAGGGGATTTTTACCGAATGAATTCGTTGGAATAAAAAATAATTTAGATGATGCGTGTGAAAGTGATAACGTAAAGTTTCCAAACAATGATGCAAATTATAGATTTGATTTATTGTATTTGTTAGCACTTGTGGCTATGTTTATTTTTAAACCAATTTTATTTGGTTTAGTTCCTATAATTCATATTGTTGCTGCTTTGGTTGCAATTTTAGGGTTCGTATTTGGAATTATTGTTGGGGTTATTTTATATATCGTTTTACCAATATGTTATGTTATTGCGGGAATTGTCGCTTTTTTGAATTGGTTAGGTGCTGGTTTGGAACCTATTGATTGTATTGACCCTGAAGAGATTAATCAAATTATGGACGATATGTTCAATTTGTATAAAAAAATATTGAATATAAATTTACCATTGTTAGTTTATCCCAATTGTGAATTGTGTTCTTGTGAACCAGGAGGTGAGTTAAGTACCCCACCATCAAGTGTTCAATCCTCAGGTAATTATGTCGCAGCAGCCACAGAAACGGGTGGAAATGGTATTTTATCAACATATATGTTACCTACCCAATATGATGTCAAAGATGTTGATGTTCAGTTTAGAAGTGGTATACAAGCTTTATTGGCTGGTGCTGCATATACTCGTGATGAACCATCAGGTAAGGCAAGAGTCCCCCAATTTTCAAGTTTTGGAACAGATACTACTTGTCCTTCTGTAAGTACACCTGAAGACCCAACAAAAATAGTTTTATTTACTAACAACCTCACTTTAGCGGAAAGAATTAATTTATTTAACGTAAAAGCTAAATATTTCGATGAGAATCAAATAACAAATCCTGGTGGAGGTGTAAACAGAATTAAAGTAACTTTCAACACACCAAATAATAATCCACTTACAAAATTCCATTTGGATAATATGTTAGTAATTTCTTGTAAAGAAAATACTTTATCAAATTTTCCAGTTGGTCAAATTATTACGTTCCAAGACCCGAACTTAAGTTCGGATATAAATATTAATGGTTTTACACAATTAAATCAATATGGAACTGGTGCTGTAACTGGTTCAACATATCGTCAACAACCTATAGAAAATGTACAATTATCATATGCAAATCCAAATGGTAATGGTTCTATCTCAGTGTTAGGGGGTTATGACTTATTTTTCTCAGGAGACCCACAATTCCATAAGTTTCCTATGGATATTGAGTATTTCCAAGTAATTACAGCTATGACCTATTCAAATTATACTGGTCAATGTCAGTCAGCAAGTTTAAGTAATAATAAAACATTACCACATCGTACTTTAGGTAATGATACATTGTTAAGAGAGGTAAATGGTGTTTACTCTTATAGTTATTATCCACCATCACCACCACATCAACAGTTCCCGCCAGCAAGATTATACAATCCTATGAAATTGTATAAAAAAAATACTGAACAAGTTATTGTTTTTCTTGTAAGAGGTGTTGACCCATATTCAACCAGACAACCTTGTGAATATGATTTGAGTAGATTGTTCGGATATGACTTGGATGTTAACGGACTACCACAAGGTAACGTTATAGTTAGAGGTAATTATAAACTTAATATACCAATACAAGCATCAAATAATAATAATAATCTAAATGGTCTAAGGGCTGTGAGACATAGTTTTGGGATAACAAGCACAACCCAAAATATTTTATCTACGTCAGATATAATAACGGGAATACCACTATACTATAATTCTTTTAATTTTGAATTGTCCACAAGTGGTTTGGCTAAATTTAGTAGTTTTACTTCTGATATGCCAAGTTATTATTCTAGTTTGGACTCATCTGTTCCTGCAAGTTTTAGACCAAACGATGTACCATCAACAAGTCAAATTAGTTTAAGTAGATTTGCTGAAACACCTTCAGTGTTTTACAACAACTCAGAAGTTTTGAGGGTGAAAAGTCATGCGGCAACCATTAATCAATTCGCAAACCCAACCTTACCATTTCAAGGGGGTAATTCACCATATTATTGGGGGTTTTCTGTTGAAATTGATTCATTTTTAGGTACATTTCCTGCTGGTTCAAACACATCAGGCTGTAATCGTGATTATTTTGGGGCATTACCTAATGATTATCTTTATGATACGAGAGGATACTATGTTAATGAAATTATAGATGGTGGTTCTTTGATGGGACAAGAAAAATCTCGTATTACAAGTGCAGTATTTGATTTTTATGCTGATGGTTGGTACTTTGCCCCAAGATACAACAATACGTATAATTTCCAAGCGGCAACAACACCTACGAATGCAAGAAAAATAATAATGCGTTCAGATAGATTACCAACTTCATCAACCGTTACTGATGTACAAGGAAATAGCTTACCATTACAAAGTAATCTAATCTTTAGTTTGTTCAGATTAAGTGATAGTGGTTTAACTCAAGGAACTACTGGTACAGCATCATTCATTGGTGGAGGAGCTGACCCATCAAATTTAGATTTAGTTACCTCTGAGTCAGTTCCCAATCCTGTTTTTGAATCATTTACTTGTGAGAATGCAGTACCATTATTTTGTTATACTGTAGGTACGAACAACGAAATTTCAATAAAACCTGATGATAACATTTGTTACACAAATGGTGTGACTGGAAAAAAAATAATGAAAAACGGATGTTATCAACTTATTTCAGAAATCTTGTTATCACTACCTGCTGACCTTTTAATTGTTAATGAATGGACATCAAGGTTATTAGTTAATTTCGGTGCTTGTAGAAATGTGTGGTCTCATTTATTCGTTAATAATTGGATTAATGGTTCTTTGTATGCGTTTGCATTTAAAAATGACAGAATTTTTGATGCTAATAATGTACCACGTAGTCAATATTGTCGTAGGACATTATATCTACACCCAACAAACAATTTTTATTATAGAAGTAGTCCATACGTAACTGGAACAACGACTGGATTTATTGGTGCACCACCAAGTACTTTCAACATATTACCTTTCGTACCTGGTATCCCTTTCGGTGGGAATGATAGGAACTTGAAGTTCCCAACAACTATGTTAGATTTAGGTCCTAGGTCTCAATTTTTACAAGAACTTGTTTTTTCTGATGAATTTGATGGTTATGTTGTTAACAGAATGGATGATTCATCTTATTCTGATGTAAGTGAGATATTAAATCTACTTATAATAAGTAGATTAACAAATCTAAGTTTTATTGGTATATTATTGAGTGCTGCAGGTGGAACTATATTTGAATTCTTCTTAAATAATAGAGATTTATTTAAAAACCTTGTTGATGCTGATTATGCCCAAATGATATCTATAAGTTCCGAATTAGGAATTTCAGCTTTCGAACCTGCAAATTATCCTACTGACCCAAATGGACAAGACCCTATTTATATCAATAGCCCGTTTGCTAGTGATGTTGTAATGGGAATATTTTGGTCAAGTGATACACAAGTTAGAGATTATATATCACCAAAAAGAAATATAATCAACACCAATGCTAATTTAGGTTCAATTTGTGGGTTTTCAAATATACCTGTGTTCTCGCAAGAAGTTCCATTCTATCAATGGCAAATACAACCAAACGCAGATGGTGGTGCTGCTGAGAGTATTTTTGGGTCTCAAGGAAACAATTGGTTTACTAACCCCATTAATAGTAATGGTACTTTTTTTAGTTCAAACTATCAATCAATGGACAGATTACAACAAACTTCTAGATATTTTAGATATGATAGTAATACTAAAGGTACTGGTTATATTTTTGCTACAGACCAAAATGGTGATGAAGATGGTAATAGACAATTATGGTCACACAATAATCCTGACGACAACAACATCACTATTGGTGCACCATTCCACTTCTATTTTGGTCTGAAAAAAGGAAAAACTTCTTTTGATAGATTTAGAAGAAAATGGATAAAATTTGATACAATAACTGATTAATGGGAAATATTAACTATACAAGAGTTGTTTTGGGGTCTTTGAGGTATAAGTCAGCGCCAAATACTGATTTATCCTTTCAGATTCCATTTAAGAGTACTCAACGTGAGTTGATAGAGTACGATAGGAGTGCTGATATAAATTTACAACAAGTATTCCAAGATGAAAGGGAAGCTTCAAATTTGTTCAGACCATCTTGTAAATTTAATGTAGTATTCAAAAATGGTTACACAGGTACAACCAATTACAGACCTTTCGAACGAAACTTGTATTACACCAATGCTGAAGAAGTTATAAGTTCTAGATGTGTATATAATAATAATAGTTCACCTTTACCTTGGGGTGGTTTTCCACTATATAATGAATTTGATTTTATACGAAACGATTACAATGTTTCAGGTTACACAACATCACCAAATAATCATATAAATTTTGTAGCAAGTAGTGCAAGTACGTATAATTGGAATTTCTTTTTATCGTATGGGTATGATAATGATTATACCAAGGAACACACTGCAACCTTTTTGATACCTGATGATATAAATCCTTACTATGAGACAGTTAATTGGGTAGTAGGTGATGGTATCCCCTTCGTATTGACAAAAGGAACTTTCAATGGTAGAAATGTTTTAAGATTTAGATGTCCAATAAAACATGGTATGGATGTGGGTGAATATGTTCAACTAAGTTCAAATTTTACTTACGATAATAGTAGATTATTTCAAGTTTATAGTTTGGGGGATTATAGTTATGGTTCTGAAGAGTATATTTTTAATTTGGTTGATTATGGATACACCGGAACAACATTCAGTGTTGGACTAAAAGGAACTGCTAAAAGAGTTTTAAATCCAAATAACGTCACTGATACAATCTCAGAGTATTATGTTAGAAAACACAAAATAGTTACAAATGTTAATGATGCTTTATTAGTTAAAACTGGTTTTGAAGAAAATAGTTACAACAATGTAAAGAAGTATGAAAGTAGTGGTTTTACCCCTGATGGCCAGGCAAGAGTTTCTGTTAAGGAGGGAGGTCAAGCATATTCATTAACCTTCAATAAAAAAATAGATATTGGTTCTTTATTAGACAATCAACGAAGACCATTAACAGAATTATTTTTTACGGTAATTTGGAAGGGATATTTTGGATGGACTTTGGGCATGCCTAAAATTTCACCCCAAACTGGTTTCTACGGATTAAAACAAGGATGGGAATTCAATTTACCCTTAGATACAACAACTAATCAACCTAGTCCTTGGTGGCAAAATTCAGAATCTAGGTCTGAAACAAATTTTCCGATTGGAACATATACAACAACTCAAACTTCACAACCTCAGTATGGATTTACATATGTTGAAACTCTAAATGAGGGGGATGAGATGGATGGTGAGATATGTGAGTGGAATAATTTTGCCCAAACTGAAAGAATGATTGTAGACATATATCATAAAATACGATTTAATCCTTTTGTTTTTGCAACTAACTCAAACACGATAGATAACCTCAATTCTAGAGGTTATTATTATAAACCATTTTATAGTTTACCAATACGTGTTTTTTCTGATTATATTGAGGATGGTAATTTTAACACAATAGTTGGTGTA